AAACACAACCAGCTCTCAAGTATTCGGAGTTAACGCATCTAAGTATGGCGAGTTGATATCAACAGGTAAAGATTTTTCTGTAGATAAACTTAAAAAAGGAGATGTGATAGTTTATACGTGGAAACCTGGAAGTAGGTCTAAAGGTCATGTTGGATTTTACACTGGTGAAATCTCTAGATCTGGAAAAAGTATTGGTATTTTGGGTGGAAATCAATTAAAAACATTATCTTCAAAACTCATGAGCACTGAAAGGATTACATATGTTGTTAGACCGAAAAGGACAAGTGCTTCACTAACGGCCTCAGCGGCTAGAGAGATTTAAAATGATCGCAGATCCTAAATTACCAGGTAAAGTATTGGCCGCAGTTGAAGGAATTCAATTTGATCCATTTGGCGAACCTTTAATAAAAACAGCAGAACCCGCTAGAGATGTCATTCCTGACTTGGCTGACATTGAGGTCTTGAGTAGTTTACAAAGTGCGGCAAAAGGTCTTGGCGGTTTATCTATACCAACAAGTCTTGCAGATATGCCGGATATCGCAAAAGAACTTTCTGGCGAAATCAATTTAACAAAACAAAAATTTGATGACGTGATTAATCAGTCACTTGGTGGCCTAACAACCAGTGCGGCTACTCTTGCTCCATTAATGGAGAGTAAATCTGTTGAAGTGCTCGGGCAACTTCGCAAAGCCATTCCACAAATACCTGAACTACCTAACATAAATTTGCAAGACCAACTTGGTGAATTGCTTTCCGGTAAACTCGGTGGGTCAGATGTTGCATCGCAATTGTTATCCATAAAGGATACTTTTGGTGAGGCATTAACAAACAAAGGTATAGACTTAGATAATCTAGTTGATAATTTAACATTTGCTTCGGACCTTAATGTGTTAACACAATTGGGTGATATGGATACTTTGATTGATAATATGAAATCAAAGGTAGAGAATCTGGGTAATCCTTTAGGAGAACTTACTAAATCGTTTGAGATAGCTCAAAATGTTGGTGGGTCATTATCTGATGAGGATGCTGAACGAATAAAGGAAGCAATAGATTCACTTGACAGAACAGAAATTATTAATATCGTTCCAGAAGAAATTCAAATTCCATCAATAAACAAGGAGGCATTGAAAAGTTTGAAGACTAGTCTTGCTTCTCAAGTAGGTCAATTAGAGAACCTTAAAAACAAACTGAGCGGTTTAGTTGGTAAAGGTGGTGGCGATATAACTGATATGATATCCAAGGTTGTTCCAAATCTTCAAGTGTTACCTAATGGTGATATTGTTGAAAAGGCAAAGAAATCTCTTTTGGCCGCTGTTGATTCCATACAAGAGCAAGCAACTCCACTGAATCTAAATGCTAACATAACATTGATAACCAAGAAACTAGAAAACAATATTGCAGCATTTCCAGCTGGGAATGGTAAAGGAAAAATTGTTTTTGATGATGTTGCTAAGAAAGTTAAACTAGAACTTTCAGATGTAAAAGAAGAACTTTCGAAACTTGATATACCCAAAGATTTGGATAAAGTGATGAGTCAAGTTACAGACCAAATGAAATCTGTTGATGGAGAAATTCTGAAATTCTCCCAGGCGTTATCTGAGAATGCTCCTATTCTAAGGAAAAATGTTCAGGAGCAAATAAACAAGTTTCCTGTAGAACTCAAAGGTCTGTTTTCTAATGACCAGAAAACTCCTTTAGACTTGAGTGCTCTTTCTAGTAAAATAGAGAATGCAGGTAAACTTTTAGAAGGGGCTGCTGATAAGATTAAACCATCACTAAAAAAGGGTGCTTCACGACTGAAAGAAGCGGTTAAAGAGATCACATAAAAGAGCAATACTATGGCAGATACTACATTTTACGGACCAAACCCTATAGAAAACTCAGGAAAAGGTGGGCATTCAAACGAAGGCTCACCTAAAGGTTCAAAGGGCCCTGAAGGTCAGGAAGGTGGGGTCAGAACTAAAGAAGCCAGGTCACAAGAACATAGAACAGAAAATGGAACTGGTATACCTGTAGCGACTAAACCAAACTTATCGTCTGTATCAGACGATCCAAAGGTTTCCGGTACACCAGAAGATTCTGAACAATTGCGAATGAGCGAACCACACTATGCTGGTGTTGATCCTAGTGATGAAACTTATGTAAGTGCTCAATATCCTTATGTTCACGTTGAAAAAAGTGAGTCCGGCCACATTAGTGTTGTGGACGATACTCTTGGCGGTGAGAGATTGCTCACTCAACATAAGATAGGAACACTTGACGAATATCTATCAAATGGTGATAAACGAGTAAGAATTATAGGCGATGGATATGAAATCATTGCTGGTCAAAAGAACATATTCATTGGCGCAGCAGGTAAAGCAAATAGAGAAGATGCTCTCAACCTCACTGTTAACGGCAATGTTCGTCAATTAGTAAAAGGCGATTATATTTTAGAGGTTGAAGGCGATTACTATGAAAAGATTCATGGTAGTAGATACACAAAGATTGGTGCCAAAGGTGGCGGTGGTAACTATGAGGTAGAAATACGAGGCAACTATTCTGCACAGATTAACGAAGATTATAAATTACACGTTACAGAAGACTACGATTTAGTGGTTGATAAAAATAGAACAAGTATCATAAACGGTAAGGATACACTTGGTGTTACAGAAGGCATTTCACTTATATCAACCACTGGGAATATTTTGTTGTCGGCTATGAAGAATGTTGCTATCAACACTAACGACAGTAGCGAAGGAACTATTTCATTGAAGGCAGCGAGTAACATTGACGCTCGTTCTACTACAACGACAGATATAACTGCGGCAACTTCTATAACTATTACATCAGGTGATGGGACACCAACATCATCCAGCAGAATTACTATTAACAATGGAACGAAAGGTGCTGCAAGAATTGATGATACTGCTGATACTGGTGATGACCCACCAGGAGAATCTGGTGTTGATGGCAGCAACAAAATTGAAACTGGTTCCGGCACAGTATTTATAGGAGACTAATTACCAATGATACTACTTCATAAAAAAAGTATAGTCACGATTGATGTGTTTTATTATTTACCAGAATATACAAATATCTTGCAAGAATTTGTTTGGCAAACAGAGGATATTGTTCCTGAATATCCGAGAGTGCATCAGTTTTTAAATTACTGGAAAGAAAATATTAACGCTGTTATATCAGAGGTCATTGTTGTGGACTCTGATAATTATGAGTATAGACCAGTAAAGGAAATATATACTATCCAATGATTCCTTATAAATAATAAAAATAACGGAGTGTTTTGTGGCCACAATAGAAAGAACAGGTTCATTTAAAGAACTTACAGCACTTAGAGATGCAGAAAGACAAAATGAATCAACTCTAAATGTTAAGACATATAGAGACTTAGACCTGTTCTTTACACGGCGGTCAAGAGATAGTGATGTCAATGTTCTTACAAATGTCACAGCAGTCAAGAGGTCAGTTCGCAATTTAATTTTAACCAACTTCTATGAAAAACCTTTTCATCCTGAGATTGGTTCTGGTGTCAGAGACTTGTTGTTTGAAATTGTTAGTCCATTGACTGCAATTGCGTTGGCACAATCTGTGGAAGATGTCATCAACAACTATGAGCCTAGAGCATTGTTGTTGGGTATTGATGTTATTGATAACATAGATGCTAACGCATATGATATAACAGTAACCTTTGAAGTGATAAATGCTCCAGGCGAAATAGTTCAATTAGATGTGCTATTGGAGGCATTAAGGTAATGGCAAACAACCAAAAATTAGATATTTCTGAACTTGATTTTGACGCAATCAAAAGCAATCTCAAAACTTTTTTGAAGAATCAAGATCAATTTCTTGACTATGATTTTGAAGGTTCCGGTATGAGCTCATTGTTAGATGTGCTCGCATATAATACTCACTATTTAAGTTTCCATGCCAATATGGTTGCCAATGAGATGTTCATTGATAGTGCCGCCTTACGTTCAAGTGTGGTGTCTCATGCCAAGACTCTAGGATATGAAGTCAGATCAGTTCGTTCTCCAAAGGCTAGAGTGAATGTTTTTCTTAATGATAGATCACTCGCCACAGCAACTATGAACGCTGGTCAAGTGTTTACCACTAAAATTGATAATGTCAATTATCAGTTTGTCACTGTATCTGATTTTACTGCTTCTCAAGTTGGATCCGGCCTTCTGTTTTCAGATGTGCCAATTTATGAGGGTACGTATGTAACAACAAGATACACAGTTGATAGCACTAATGTTAATCAAAAATTTATATTGACAAGCAATTTAGCAGATACATCTACTCTTACTGTTAAGGTGCAAAATTCTTCAACTGATAGCACTACCGAAGCATATACAAAAGCAACAGACGTTACGCAGTTGACAGGAACGAGTGCTGTTTACTATCTGCAAGAAATAGACGATGGTAGGTTTGAAGTATACTTTGGTGATGGTGTTGTAAGTAAGGCTCTGTCCGATGGTAACATAGTTATTCTTCAATACGTTGTCACTAAAAA